ACAACTGAGTTGTGTCTAAACTCAGAAGTGTGCTTTATGCGAATTCCACTCATAAAGGAGGACTGCATGAGTAATAAACGTCAAAAACGGCACTATCAAAGTGCTAGTAATATTATTAACTTTCAACCACAGAATAACAACATTAAAATACTACCTAGAAATAAAAATCAAGAATCATACATGCTAAAACTAATGGATCCTAAGAAAGACATAGTCTTCGGAATAGGCCCTGCAGGAACCGGAAAAACGCTTCTAGCTGTTCAGGTGGCTGTAAAATTATTTCAAGAAGGGGTTGTAGATAAGATTGTGGTTACTAGACCAGCAGTAAGTGTTGATGAAGATTTAGGCTTTTTACCAGGAACATTAGAACAAAAAATGGCTCCTTGGACTATGCCTATATTTGATGTATTTCGAGAAAGTTATAATACAAGCCAAATTCAAGGCATGATTAACGAGAGTGTTATTGAAATTGCACCATTGGCATATATGAGAGGTAGAACGTTTAAAAAGGCTTTTATAATTGCAGATGAAATGCAAAATGCTACAGTTAGTCAAATGAAAATGCTGTTAACACGTTTAGGATTAAAATCACAAATGGCTGTTACAGGCGATCTACACCAAGCAGATAGATTAGCAAGTAATGGGTTATTAGATTTTATCAAACAGCTTGAAGGCTATAGACAAACTACACATCTTGATGTTGTAAGATTTCATCAAGGTGATATTGAACGCCACAATGCTGTGCGTGAAGTATTACAAGTTTATGGAGATGAATAATAAATAACAAATGCATTTAGTAAAACAAATAAGCCAATTAGTACTAGGAATTTTAGTTATTAGCGGATTTATAACACTACTTTATTACGTGTCTTAATCAGTATCGCCTGGCAAATCTAAATCGTGTGCTTCTACGACATAGTTTTTCTTTTCGTGTTGCCAACGAGTCCAGCCACTAAATATAAGATTTCTTAGACCTAGGATAGCACTATGTCTGTTGGCAGTTGTTTCACCCATGTCACTAGTCCTAGCAACAATTTTTTCTCGTTTAATAGGAATTACTTGTACTAGTGGTTCACCCATTTTAATACTAGTAGGTTTAATTTCTTTTAACATTATATTAATTGGGTTTACTAATGCACCAAGGTCATGATCTATGATACCAGGGATGGCATCATAGTTTCTACCTTCAAAATACCACATAGGTTGATAAAGTAGACTCCAACCATCAGGTGCATACATTTTCCAAGGGTTATCTAATTTAACTGCTGACCGTACTTTATATTGTGGTATAAAATTAGGGTTAAGTTGGTTTGGTGGATGAAAGCTGTGTTGATATGAAGGATCAGAATAACGAACTTCAGTATGTTGTCCATCTGGGGTAGGTGTAATTTCTATATCACACCAAGCAGGAATTACGTAGCCAAGAGACATATAATCACCAATACCAGGACATGCTTTTATAGTTTTTTCACTATCAATAGGGAATGGACATTTTTTTGTATGTACGTCCATATCTGCCCACGCCTTAGGAATAAATTCTCTAGCTGGACGTATAGGTGCATGTTTGCGTACAGCCCATCGTTCAGTTTCAAAATATATATGCGGTTTTATTTTTTTCATAATTCATTCATTATAGGAAAAATACCAGCAATAACAGTTGCACATTCCTGAGCAATTTCCATGTGTTCTTTCTGAGTGCCATTAGCACTACGTAATTCAATATAATGTACCCAACTTCTAAGACTTCCATTCATATATAATCGTGTTTTAGTGTTACCTTCTGGCAATACTACTCTAGCTTGTTCTTTTGCAATGTTATGTTCAATAGCCCAGTCGTATGCAAGTTTAGAATGTTCAATAACTCTTTGTTGCATAGCATTCCATTGATCTTGTAGTAACTTATCTTCTACCTCAACTGAATTTTGTCTATTCTTTTTATCTTGTAAACGTGCTTCTCTATGAATAAACATATCGCCCATTTCTTCAGGATTAGCATAACGTTGACTAAACTCTTGAAAACTAAAACTACGATGTCTTACAATTTGATGTGCAACATCTCTAGTAGTATTAATTTCTAAACAAGCATTAACCATTTCTAATGGTGACCAATGTTTATGTTTAATCAAATACTTAATAAGTTTTTCACTAGTTTCAGAGTTAATTTGATTATTTGGATTGCTTACTTTAGCACAAAAGGCAATTAGGTCTTGTACGTTTTCTAATCCTTCTTCAAGAAAATCATCTGATGGTTTTGAATATGAAACTAATTTTACGTTCATGTATGTTATCCTGTCCTTAGTATAATGTGTACGCCAAATGGTGAAATACAGGGAGGACCTATGTCATCCTTTGCAATAGTTTTACAAGCATTAGAAAATTCAAACGCCATAGTTTCTTCTTCAAACCATCCTAAATCACCGCCCCTTTCTTTGCTCGGACAAGCACTATTTTCTCGTGCCGCCTGCTCAAACGAAATTTTACCATTTCGTATTTCTTCTACCATCTCTTGTGCTTCGGTCATTGCCATTGCAATTCCTCTACTATGTGTAGAAGGCTTTGCATCCTTATGACTTAATAATATGTGTGATGCTTTCATTTTCATCTATTAATCACCCCTCCCTGGTTCTTCACTAAAGTGTTCCATCTTTCCTTTTACGTTTTCCCAGTCTTTAACATCGGCTGGTACATCTTCTGGACGTTTTTTTGAAATGTTTGGCCAAATATTACCATACTTCTCATTTAGTATTAGCCACTCACCACTATCATCCATGTTATCTGGAATTATTGCTTCTACAGGACATTCTGGTTCACATACACCACAATCAATACATTCGTCAGGGTTAATAACCAACATATTGTCACCTTCATAAAAACAATCTACTGGACAAACTTCAACACAATCCATGTGCTTACATTTGATACAGTCTTCATTTACTAGATATGTCATCTTTCTTGCTACTCTGTTCCTTTTCTTCTACAAGTTGGTCAATTACTTGTTTAGCATTAGTCAGCGATTCCGTCAAATGCATAGTAAGACCTAACATACTGGACCCTTCACCTCTCAGGCCAGTCCAAAACATTCTAAAGTCATTCGGATCTTTTTCTCTTGGAAAGTTGTCCGCTTCCTTTAAAAGGTTTCTAAACTTATTTACAATTTCTTCTTGTCTTTCTGCTGTATAACGGTTCTCAGACATAATTATTCCTAAGTTAAATTGTTAAGTTTTATCATTGTTGCGGCTAGATTAATTTCTGGATCAACGACCAATGTATGATCAACTAATCCTTGTTTAATAATGATAACCGCTTTGTCTTGTTTATCTTCATCACCAAACATTTCTATATTATCGTACATCCAACGATATACATCTTCCATTTCTTCTGCTTTTGCAGATCCACAAACTAGTTTTCTAGCTTCAGTTATTTTTCCTGCTTTAAATAATTGAACCATATCTAACTTCCAATCAGCATCACCCTTGTCCATTTCATTTGCGGCTAAAAGAGTACCATCAGCACTATTCATTTGAACCATATTAATACATTTACGTAAGTCAGGATACGTTGCTTTTACATACGTATCAAGTGTGTCTAAGTCTGGAGTAATACCTTCCGTAATAAGAATTTCAGCTACACGAGCCGTAAACTCTGTTTGGTCTATTCTAGCAATATGAAACCCTTGACAACGACTGTGCAAAGCAGGAATAACACGATTGGGGTAATTACAAGTAAGAATAAACCTTGAAGTGGTGTGATATTCCTCCATAACTCCACGTAGTGCCGCTTGAGCATTTGGACTAAGATAATCGGCCTCATCAAGTAATACAACTTTAAAATCTCCAAACGGTATCATTTGTACAAAGTTTACAATTTTATCACGAACATCTTCTACACTATTTGTTCTACTTGCATTAATTTCAAGGATGTCTAAGTCATTGAGATCAAGTTCGTTAAACAATAATTTTGCAAGTGTTGTTTTACCTATACCTGCGTTACCACTAAACAATAAGTGTGGAATTGTTTTTTCTTTAATCCAATTCTTAACTTGTGCTTTTTGATGTTCATCTCGAAAGACATAACCATCTATAGTTTTTGGTCTATACTTTTCTACCCACAGCTCTTTCATTTTGACTCCATCTATACCAGTTTGGTTTTTGTTGTATTTTTACTTTAATTCGTTCTCTTATAATTAATAAATCTCTATCAGTTGGCGACCAATCTTGAAATAAATCATCTGGCCACTGTTCTCTTTTAAATATACGATCAGGATCAGGACTCATACCTCTACTTTTCATTTCTTCAACAAGATCTAAGTATCTATTATATAGATATTTGCCTTTATTGTAAAAGAATTTTACATGGCCTTTATTAAGAGTAAAATCTTTTGGCAACGAATTTTTAGTCTTACGCCAATTAGGAGATTTTAATGAGCGTTGTAATGACGACCCAACCATAAAAATTTCTCTATATTCAGCAACAAGATGTTGATCAGCTAATTCACTAATAGGTACTAAATTAATTCTAGTCACGTTTTTGAGTTCCTTCTTGACCGGCGGCTACCAAAATTATAAAAATATATAACAATGGCCAAGCCCATCCTACTAAATGTCCTGTAATATGTAAGATCATTAATGTAATACCTGTAGCACCAACGGTGCCAATGCTCATACGTTGTACTGGTAATTTCACATACTCTCCTTATTTTAGTATATTATAGACTAAAATGTAAGATAAGTCAAGTATTATTTTTGCGGAGGTAATCCATTAAATATAAATCCAATTGTAGCTCGTGGGCTTATGTCTTTAGGTGGTAATCCTTTATGAAGGTAGCTACTTGGAAATACTACACATCGACCTTTCTTCCAATCAACTATATGGGTTGGACCATCGTTACGATCTGACCAAAATTCCATACCAGTATCACCTTGTAAAAAGTATACCATAGTGTGTGAGGGAATCCATCCGGGCGTGGTCATTTGAACTGAATCCTCAGGAGCATCAGTATGTAGTCCGCCATAATGTTCTTCTGTAGTTAAATTAATTTGTACTTGATTTAACTGTAAATCGTCTTGAGTGTTTTTAAAAAGTTTTACTTTTTTGTGATGAACTACAGTCCAAAGTGCTTTAAGTTCCCAAGGCATATCAGCTAAAAAATTTGTATGACTAATAGTAGCACCGTGTTGTACATCTCGTGTCCATTGTTCACTAAAGGTATTATAACCTTCATCATACCCTAATCCTCGATGTCCAAATCTTAAAGGCATGTGAGGTATTACAGCTTCAATTTGATCTGCCAACCAATCCGGTATTAACTCATCAAGCACTATAATGTTATCTTTATCTATCATTCCATATCTACAGTCGTGCCGCCCCATTCAGGTTGTGTTGATACACCCCAATTATCTATATTATCTTGATTAAAAATAGAATGAATAATCTTACGGTGTCTTGCAAATGGTGTAGCTTCACCACTAAAAATAAACCCTATAGTTACACGTGGGCTTATATCTTTTACTGGTAACCCTTGATGGATAAACTTGCTAGGGAATATAACCATACGTCCATCTTTCCAATCAACTGTATGACATTTAAAAGAATCCATTTTACCTGGATGATTAGCAAAGTCATCAGCATACCAAGTTCCGTCTTTTGTCCGTAAACTATTATTTTTGTATGCTATCTCTCTTGTTTTTTCTATTTCAGCGTGTACTTCAGCTTCTGTAACTGTACCTTTAGTTACTCCATCTGATAATTCTGCTATTTTAGGATTTAAATGTTCAGGATTATTAGACCAAAAATCCATACCACTATCACCTTGTAACATATAGACCATTGTATATGCAGGTGCGTCTTCTTGAATATCAACGTGTAACCCACCGGCATGTTTTTTAGTTGTTAAATTTACTTGTATTTGATTTAATTGAATATTTCCAACAGCTGAAGAAATTCTTTTTCTATTTTCGTTTAGTACTTTCCATATAGCTGTTAATTCCCAAGGAGCTTCGTCTAAGTCTTTATTAGCATCAGTATCTCCCCATTGGTCACTCCAAAATTGATATCCTTGATATGGACCAAGACCTCTGTGGCCAAATCCTAATGCAAGATGTGGAATAGTTTTTACTGCTTCTTTGTGCAACCAACTTGGAACAATATCGTCTAAAACATATATGTCTTGAGCTATATTATAAGTCGCCGGACTTCCTATTTTCTGAGTGATAGACGTCAAATTCTCCTCCTGGATATCTGTCTTTTAATTTCTTAACATTTTCTGCAATTACTGAATTAGGATCAAGGCCAAGAGACCTACAAGCATTAGTCCAGTACCACATAATATCACCCAATTCTCGTTTAAGATGAAATACAGTTTCATCGTCAAGCGGTTTACCTTGAAACAAACATTTTTTAACAATTTCACTAAACTCACCTCCTTCACTTGATAAGCCAATTGATGCTGTTAATAATAATGGAATATTAACACCTGCTGTTTGTTCTAGTTCTTGCACTCTTCCGAAGAATGCTCCAGAAACATTACTTTCAACTGACGTAACTTTTTCTACAAATTCTTCATACCGCTTTAAGTCAATGTCCAACTTAACCTCCTTAGTAACTAATTTATGTTATATCCCCAATCCATCCTGAATCGGGTTCTTCATGTTGCCACGCTAAAATACCATCGGTATCTACAGTACGCAGAATAACAACTTCATCTTCATTAGGTAACTCAACATTGTACCCTCTAGTCCACCTTCCGTGTTCTATAAGAAGCCAGTCACCTACTTTATACTCTTCTTTATTTTCATGCCCTATAGCATAAATCTTACCCCATCTAGGCTTAATGCCATGATTTTTACCATCATCTGACATAATAATAAGTCCAGCTTTAGTTTTCATCTCACCAAAGTTCATTTCTTGAACAATAACTCGATCATGTAACGGTCTTATATTACCTTTAAAAACTGCAATAGACTTACTTGGCCCGCCAAGTTGGGAGGCCATATCGTAGTTGTTTGGATCCATTTGTTAGTCACCCTTTTTCACAAAGTTACCATCGCTATCTTCAAGCCAATCCTCATCTTTTGCTTCTTCAACCTTAGCTTCTACCTTAGGTGCAACCTTAGGTTCTGCCTTTTTAGGCTTTGAAACTTTTTTAGGTACTACTGTTGGTTCTTTTTGCATTTCTGCAACACCGACACCAGCTTCTTCATTTGGAACCGCTTGTGGATGGTCTCTATAATAATCACCCATAACTTCTTCACGTTTTTTAACAATCTTGCCGCCCGGGCCTAATTCATCGCCGCGAGCATTAACACGAACATTACCTACTGCTGGTGTTAATTCATTTTTTTGACGCAATAAATCCATATCAACAACTTTACCTTGCATTGATACGTGTTGTTTGCGACCTGTTTGACTATTTGCCATTATACTTCTCCTATTATGTACGTATTTATCTCATGAACTCTTGCCAGGATAGCTGATACTGGATCGAGTTAATCTTATGCACACCAATCAAGTATAATACATAACTTGCTACACTAGATCCACGTCCTACACCCCATACCATGTTATTTTCTCTCATAACATCTATCAAATATACAAGAAATCTTAATAAATTGAATAATCCTCTTTTTTCATACTCATGCATTTCTTCACAAACTCTTGCCATTTCTTTTGGCTCGTCTGGACATTTATCTAAAATATAATTATAGATATCTAATTTTTTATATTTTTCAGGCATAAACCAGTCTGATTGTAATGCTTCATCAAAATCTTTTTGTTCTACATCTATTGGAATATACTTTGTAAGAGTAGGAAGACCTTGTTCTTGCGATACTTTATTAAATTGGTCTATATCGTCACTAGGATCGCACAATACTACATAACACTTTTCAGCATGACCTGTATAGATCATATCAATAAGGTCTTTGTTTGAGAATCGTGGTATTCCTAGGGAGTCTGTTTTCATAAGCATTTATATATTTTAACTGATATTAATTAGATTGTCAAGATCTTTATTGTTCGAATCGTCCAATCTTGCTTTAACTTGGCGTTCACTAAGTTCTAATTTATAAGTGTCGATCAATAATGATATTTGATTTTGAGCTTCGGGGTTTCTAGTTTGAAAAAATTTCTTTGTTAATTCGGAAAGTGCTTCATCAATTTCTAAATCAGATTTCTGTGACAAATTATCTGCAAATGGATGATTCATTTATTACCTATCAAGTAAAAGTACTAACGTAATGACCATATACTGTAGTGCCGCCGTCAGTAGTCCAAAAATCAAGCACCATAGGATTTACATTACTTCCTACAACAAACGGTGAAGGAAAACTAGCATCATACTTAATTACTCCGCCACCAGCAGTAGCCCATGTAACTGTTCGAGCAGTACTATCACCTAGCGTATCTAACAACATTAATCTAATTTTACCAACTTTGCCTGTATCTGGCCAATCTGTAAAAGTTAGTGTAATATTACCACCAATTGTAAATGTTTGATAATTACCATTTGTAAAACTAATATTTTGGGGAGCAACTACTGTTCCACCAGCATATACTTTTTCTGTATTAGCTGTTAAATTAGCACCTGTAACTTCGTTTCCTAGAAAGTCATTATTTGCATTAAGTTTAGCCGTACTTGTTTGTAGAGTTTCAATCTCACTTTTAGCCGCAGTAAAGTTGTTCTTTATTGTGCTAAAATTATTACGAAATCCTTGACTATCATTATCCTGTCCTGCAATAGGATATGTAGAGTCAATGCTTGTGTTGTCAATATTACTGGCCATTATTATTCCTCTCTAGTATGTATATTTATCGCCTTTAAACATTAAAGGCATAGTTACCGAACGGAATATACTGCTCGGCGCTGTTATCTGTAGTAGTATCTATTATGTATCTATCAATCTCAAAGTCTAATACCTTAAAATTGAACCCGTTAGTAGTGATATTTAGTAATACTTTAGCACTAGTACCTGCTTTACAGTAGCATAATGGTATAGCTGTAACAAAACCTAATTCCTGTACTGCATTAGTTTGGGCAGTAGCCATCCATAATGGAAGAAAATTCCCTTCAGTCTTTCCAATCGATGATAACTGATTTCGCATATTTGTAATATTATTAATATACCGAGTTTGATCATTATTATCACTAATTTTAACAGCATTACTGTCAACTTTAATTGGTGTATTTTTAGGTCTCCATCTAAACGGATCACTTGTAGTTGTAGCAATTTTTTGGGCACTTATAGTATTACCATTTTTTAGTTCTACCTGAATAACCCCGTTTGCATCATAAATGACTGTTCCGGTTCTAGTAATAACTTCAAGATCGTTACCTAGTGCTACAACTTGGATTCGTTGTCCTTGAGAATTTAGTATTTCAAATACTGCTACACCGGCTCCTTCTTTAGTAACATCATCCATTGTTTCAAACTCAACACTATCAACTGTAATTTTTTCTGAATTAGTAATAATATGTTTTGCTCTGACAGTCTTAGGACGATCTTCATATACTTTATCAAACGTTTCACGATCAAACATTTTTTCATTTATATCATATGGGTCATGTACTTCTACGTAAATTACTTCATATTCAATATCATTTGTCCCTGTCTTTTTAGCTACTGCTGTTTTAAGATTTCCAAGTTTAAATCTTTTTCTACTATGCCCCATTCTTGATCTTGCAACATATTCTCTAATATCTTTAGTTTCAATTCCAGCATATATTAGCATTTTAATATTTTTTTGTAATCCAAACTCTGGATCATTAGGTCTATAAATACTTGCTGGTGTAAATATATTTGGATCACCTATAAAGTTACTATAAAGTGTTCGCTGTGCTTGTTTTAAGAAAGGTTTAACAAATAAATTACTATACGTTATATTATCTGGATCTTTAACTGTAATATCAAATTCTCTTGAAACTGCACTAAATCCAAAACGATCACGTGCCTCAATTGTAAATTTAAATTTTCTATCTATAGTAGTTGTAGATCCATCTAATGAAAATAAGTTTTTATCAATAGTTGACAATCCATAAGTAATTAATCCTGTAGTAGTATTTGTCATTTTAAATTGATTAACTTTTCCGATAAGTTCACCATTATAATTTAAAGTTAATCCTGGAGGCAATGTACCGCTAGTAAGTCTGTATAATACTTTACTAACTATTGATTGGTCTAGTAGTTTTGCAGTAACACTAAATGTACTAACAAAATTAGCATTAATTGATCCTAAACTAGGAGCAGTTGACCATTCTATACTACTTTCTACTTCACCTAAGATTTTAACTGTAAATGTTTTTGCCTTTTCAGCCAGTAAAACATTTGAACCGGTAAAGCGTCTTGCTTTAAGTGTAAATTTATATTCTTTTGTAACTGCTGGTTGATATGGAACTCGTCCTGCAATTTCTCCTGTTATAGGATCTAATGTCATTCCTGGAGGCAATACACTAGCAGAACCATCATCGTTATATTGTTGTAATTCGTATGTTAAAGCACCAATAATAGTATTTGGGTCAAATACATCTAAGAAAATAGTTACATAATTATTTGCACGTTTATAACCAATGTCAGCTGGGGTTAACCAAACTGGAGTTCTAAGGAATGTATTATCAGCTGTAAATATTCCTGTACCAATTTGCATAATAGTATTATCAGCACGTAGGAAATCGTCGCCAACTAAAAAGATTACAAATTTTCTTTTAGTAATAGTATCGCCATCGCTAACACTTACTTCAAATTCAAAAAATCTATTAAGTTTTTTAGGACTTCGTGTTTCAATAGCTGTATCATATCCCTGTGTATCGTAATAATAACTTTCATAACCATTAGCACTTTTTAAACCAAAGTCGAAAGGATATCCGTCAAATTGTGTAGTATCATAAAACCCACTACCAGACCTTAAATCTAATGCTAAAATAGGATCAACAATTCCTATTAGTCTTCCTGTACTTGTTAATCTAATACCTGGTGGTAATGTACCATCTCCGTCTGCAATATAAAATTCTAAGTTATCACCAGCTGGCAAGTCAGGATCAATTGCTTCAAGTTGAAAATCAACAATGCTACTATCAATGATATAAAACGCATTATTCTTTCCAATTTTTAATTTACCTTCTGGAGTTGTCCATGTTGGAACATCTGGGCCATTAATTATAATTTTAAATGTTCTATCTTGAATACCTGTACTATTTGTAGCACGTAATACAAATTCGTATTCTGTACTACGTTGTACTTCAAATGGTGTTCCTATTAGTTTATTATCTTCTAATCGTAATCCAGGAGGTAATGTACCACTTATTAAAGTTATAATACTAGTATTAAGAGCTAATACTGTTGAAGATCCTTGCGTTAGATATATGTCAGGAGCAGTTGAATATACATACGTCATAAAGCTACGTACTATTTCTTGTTGATAAGTTTCTACTGTATGTGTATTACCTGTTTTATAATGTGTTACCTGTCCACCTAAATAGCTATAATAATATGTATCGTTAGTACCATAAAATACACCACTACCATCTGGAATTATATTACCCGTATATCCTTGACTCTTTGCTAATGCAAATGCAGATTCTTGTGCAGATAAAAAGTTTACACCCATAGCTGTACCGCCAGCGTATGGAACTGTAGTATCTAGAGCTCCGTGAATTGTTAGTATTCTTTTATCTCTAAATGGTACAGACGCTGTATTATAATCATTTGCTGTTACTCCCGTTTGTGTTGTCGGAAAATAAAATGTATTATTTCTATATTGTGGATCAAACATTTGTGACATAATAGTTACATATGAATGAATATCTGTGTCATCGATTTCAATAAAAGCTCTATTAACTAACGAAGCACCATTACTAATTCCAATAAATTTTATTTTTGATTGGTCAACATTATTGTACCCTTTTAATGCAGTAATTAAATCTCTAAGCATTTCCATATCAGGTGCTTTAGAAGTTTCATTTGCAATGTTCCATTCATTTAAATATCCTGTTGGAGCAATTATAATATGATCTCCTAAATAATTTTTCCATGAATCTAAAGTATCAGTACCGTTACTTCCACTTCCATGTAAAAGGATAACTGCTGGAACTTTTTTAGTTGATAATTCTGGAATAGATGGAACTCTAACAGCTACAGGATATGTATATCCGTTAGGCTCTTGCGACCAAGTTTTAGTTATACTTAAATCTGATGTGTTTTCTAATGTAGGAAAAGGTGCACTACTTAATGCTGTAGTATCGGGTACAAATAACGACCCAAGATCAGCACTTGAGGGTGCTAACGGTAACGTTAAAGAGGTCGTTACTCTTTCTTCTAGCGTTGCTAGGGTATATCCTGATAATTGAGTCCATTGTGGTAACATATTGCTTATATCCCTTTACTTACAGTATTTATCGGATATAATGCATAGTTGGTCTGCGTACTAAATGCTTCGTTGTTCCTTAGTAGAATTTCCAAAGATATATGGATAAACAGGCTGTAAACTTGCATCAACTGATAAGTGATATGCCCACGTACCGTTTGGATAGTCAGGCGTTTTCGAATATCTTCCGTTATGCTGATCTAATGTTCCAGTACTTACTTGATATTCATGGTCATTAATAAAAGTACCCGCGGCTTTTTCTGCGTATGTATAACCACGTCCTGTAGGTTCTGTTGAATAATATTGATATGAGCTAGTCATTCTAATTACTGACGAAAGTACATTTGTTGGATCTGAATAACCATATGGTCCATAAATAGGATAGCCGTCAAAACAATAACCTATAATTTTACTATGTCCATCTGTGTGTCTAAACTTGTCTCCACTAAAATCAGTTGCAGTATAATAAGTTGGTGTTGGTGTCGAACCAGTTAACATTGCCGTACTCCACGCCGCATTTGCTTCTGCTGAACCTGTTGGTAAAAACATAAACATAGCAGAGTTATAATGATATTGTCCGTTTGTTTCAGGCCATCCACCGGCATCATCTGCACCGTAGTTTGATCTAAATTGTACACCGTTATATTCAAATCCTGGACCAGTTGCATCTGATGTTGGATCTAATCCTGGAGGTACAATAGTTGGACCACATGATGGACTGTATAATACTACTCCGTTATTAGCAATCCCCATCGGTGTTAATGGAACAGTTGCTTGTTCATTGGTAGTGTTTTCTCCGCCTCTATACTTAATAGAAAAATTATAAGTTTGTGCTTGAACTGTATTGTTGTTGGGCGTGAATACATTATTTCCAAAAGCATTTCCAAATGCCGCCGGATTAGGTAAACCGTTTGATGTAATTGTTAGTGTTGCCATTTTTATTCCTCTAAACTATTGTTCCTGCATCAAATCCTCTTGAGTCTGGTACTAAGTAACTACCAAAGTCAATATCTATTTGTGCAATTAACCAATCAATTAAACTTGTTACTGTTCCGCTAAACTCTCCAAAATTAAATCCCGCAGTATTTGGAGCCATTAATCTAATATCAAGACCGTGTACTAATCCAGTAACGTTACCGTTAAAAGTACCGTTAAATGTACTTGCTGTTATTGTTCCACCATTAGTTAAATTATTTCCGCCAGCATCTAAGCTCGCACTTAATACTGGTGATGTATCTGTTGATAATTCAGTGTTAGTGTTAACTGTTAATACATTACCACTTAATGAAGTATTAGCGCCAGTTCCGCCTTGAATATTTAATGTTTGTCCGTCAGCTAACTGTATACTTCCTGAATCAGAAACAACATTAAGTTGTTGAAGTCCACCTAATGCATTAATAGTAACACCGTTAGTTGAACTTGTTAATGTAATATTAGCGCCTTGAACAAGTTTTTTAAATTGTAATTCTGCACCTGCTTTTTGATAGTACAGACCTTCGCCAACATTTCCTAAATTTGTAACAGTTGTATTTTCAGGTGAACGTAAATCTAAATCAGCAAAATTTTGATTAGTTTTAATAAACGCTTCTCGTAGATCATCTCCACTACCGTCATTTGCTAATGTTCCAATGTTTATAGTTTGTACAGTCATTTTATCTCTCTTCTTATGTATTTATTCCAGGAGTACTGCTTCCACTAGTGCCCGAATATTTTAATGGATTAGGACTATTATACGGCCAATGCAGTACTCTGTTAGGAGCACCATAACGTCTTGGAATACTATTAGATGCCTCAAAATCAGTATCTGTGCCTGAATTGTAAGTGGTTGCTGTGCCGTGAATTGCAAGGAAATCTTTGAATTGTTGTGCAGTTCCGCCCGGATTCGCTTGTAACCATAATGCACCTATTCCACAAATTTGAGGTGACGCCATTGAAGTTCCGCCTATTCGTGCCATATAGTGTGTAGAACTTCCTGGATAAAGTTGTTTAGTACCATACCCACTTACTTGACTAGTTGCACTTGAAATTTCAGATCCAGCCGCTATTACATCTATTCTAGGACCTCTTTCACTAGATTGTGTTATAAATTCCTCATTTATATATGTACTGTTATCCATGTTTGCTACAAATATAGTATCGTTACTATGTGGTGAACTAGGTCGATTATAATATATAGGGTCCCCAATGGGTACAACACCTGCCCATACTTCATCTAAAGTATAATAACTATTATAAATTCCGCTATAATAAGGAGCATTTTCTCCTGCACATGGATGATAACCATTGCCGGCCGCTTTAACACAAATTACTCCTGCATCTGTTAATTGTTCTTGTTCAGTATCGTGTACAGTATTCACCATTGGATGTCTACTAGCCGTAGTTCCATATTGTAGAAATCCTCCACTACTCCATACTATTGGAGTAATACTTTGATCGACACCTTGGTAAAATAGTGTTTGTATTTGAGCACTACCAAATAAAGAATTTTTATAATACCAACTACTACCCCAACTTTGATTTACAATAGTAGGACGTTTAAATCCTGTGTTAGGATCAATAGGTTTATTTTCATGCCAAACTCTTATACAGTCAAAAACATCATCGCTGTTTATTGCACTTGATCCACCAAATTTTCTTACAGAATAAATTTTTGCACCTTTGGCCCAACCGTAGTCATAACCTGCGGCAATTCCTGCTACGTGGCTTCCGTGTTGTCCTGCATTATTACCATCTGAATAAGAGTTGGAATAATGAGTTGCAGGCATACAACCTGGAATAATTGTATTCCAGTCTAGTTGTATAAATCTTGAATTACCTGCGGCATCTCTCCATTCTGGATGTCCTGTAGGATCAACACCATCATCTTGTATAACAATATCAACGCCAGTACCATCTAGTGAATAGTTATAATCTCCTGTGTATGAATTACTTGCCGCCGCTGAATCATATTCTTTAAGAATATGTCTTTTTAATCCCCAATTAACTGCATCTTGACTATTAGTAGTTGACCTGTCAAATTTGCCATTTTGTATTGCATATAATTGTTCTGTTTCAGGATTAGCTTTAGCTGATACTGTGTGTATCCTTGAATCTTTTGATAATTCAGCCGCTTCGGCATCTGTTAACATATAATGGGTAATTCTATTATTAAATTTCCTAGCATACGCTACGTCAACAGTTCTATCTGGAACGTGAGCACTAGCTGATGCATCACCATCAGTATCTCTTTCTAATTCAGCTTCTACTTCGTCAATATTAATTCCTTTTTTAGTAACGACAATATAAAGTTTTTCG